TAAAGATACCACGCTCACCAGACTTAGACTCATACAATGAAGTCCATTCTTTCATAAAGATTCCTATGTCTGGCTTCTCTGTATAACATACGCTATTGTTACTGAGTGCCATCTCTGGTGTATCAGACCACCACTGACCAGACTTAGCATTACGCATACGCTCGTCAGTTAGATTGGATAGTGAGATCAGGGCACTGCGTCTGACACCACCAACTACAACCACCTCTGCTATCTTACACATCATACGATGGCACTCATAGCTGGTTAGCTTGCGACCCACTGCATCTTTAAATAGGTTAGTAGCAAAGTTAAATAAATCTAACAGTGGCTCTGGACCACTAGCTCTACCACCAAAGGTAGATAACCTAGCACCTTTAGGTCTTACCCTGGAGAAGTCCCACTTAGGCATCTCACCGTTGTATAGATAGTTAATTAGTTTTCTAAATGCAGACTGCCATCCTTCCTTGCTGTCTTGCACTACTACGATGTCATCAACATCAATCATTTCTTCTGGTACTTCTGGTAGCTTGTTAGTGTGCTGTCTCTCTACACTAAAACCTACACCAGTACCGTGCATAAGTATAAACAATGTTTCATCAAATGCTTTAGGATGGTCTACACTAAGATAAGCGCAGTTATATCCTGCAATATTATTCTTAGCTAGAGCAGGTCCTGCGGTCATAAGAGCTCTCATACTAGGCATAACTTCTAAGTTACATACTGCATCCTCAAGTATCTTCCTAGTCTTAGGCACTAACTCTTGATTAGTATTTTCTTTTAGGTGCTGTTCCATAAAGTCGAAGTACCGAGCTACAGTCTCCTCCCAAGTCTCTCTACGGTTCTTCTCAGGTAGCCACCTTGCGTACCTGCTAAGAGCGATAAAGTTTTGGTAATCATTAGGTAATTTATTCAATTTATTCGTCTCCTTCAATTGGGTCGATTTCAATGTTTATCATCTTGCTACCATTGTCATCTTCATAAGTATTATATTTTAATCTTCCATTCCTGTGCATAAGTATCGCATCAGTTATCCCTCTATCATAACACTTCTGTCCGTGTCTCCATATTAAGATTGCTCCTAATGTAAGAAAGGCTAGTGTCATCATAATAAAGTTTTCAGTAGGTATCATCAACATCGTCAAACTCCTCCCGTTTGTCTATTAATTTATCCTCGAACTCGTGTAAGATATCTTCTGTTGTTATATCTAATACCTCACACAGAGTACAAGGGTCTATTGCTTCTTGAACTATACGTTCTTTAAGTTCATTTAAAGTTAGAGCCATACTGCCCTCCCTCGTGTTCTATGAGCTTATCTAAGAACCAACGAGCTTTCTTTAAATCTTCAACGCCGTTTTTAAATCGCCATCGACAGATGTATTTAGTTATCGAAGCAGTTAGGTAGTCCATATCTTGGTCTAGTATAAAGTCTATGACCTCAATGTTACCTTGCTTATAATGGTTAGGATTTATTTTATCTTCGTCCATTTCTTTAGTTCCTTTATCTCTTTAGTTGAAAATATTTTGATGCCATATTTCTCACACCATTTCCTGTAAGTAATTTTATTACCCTTAGCTACTTTGGAGTCGGGGCGGGGCATCAAGAATATTAACTCCTTGCCTTCAAACTTAAGTTGTTCAGCAATTGATTTATATTTCTGTCTATCCCCACTCCGAAAGAACCCTTTAACTTCTATGTGAAACTTACCTTTAACGAAATCAGGCGTATAGTTTTTACGGATAGTATAGGCTATCCTACAGGGTTCATACTTCCATTCCTTACCAAGAGCTTCGGAACATTCTTTCTCTAGCTTACTGCGAAACTTTATTGCCATCTCTATCCACCTCTATTACGTTAGGTAAATGTACAACCTGCGTCAAGTAACGAGGTCCATTAGAGTATAAGAATGTTCTTAGGTCTTCACCCCAACAATCGTGCTTATATGCACAGTAACTACAACCAACAGCAAGTTTCATATTGCCTGACTTGCCATCAGGTATAGTCTCATAACATCTCTCAGGCGGTGTATCAGATTCAACTACTTTCTTTATATTCTTTATTCTTTCAGGTATAGAGAAAAAGTTTAACTTCGACCAGTACCATTGAGACTCATCAGCCATATCATACTTTAGATATGTAAGATGTCCGTTGGTCTTATCCATAACTAACCAACCAATATCTGTCGTACCCTCAGCGTGAGCATAGCCTTTGATTTGGTCTATATATCCAAAGGGGTCATCATTAACTAACGAACCATCTTTGAACTTCTTAAAGCCATAAGATGACGCTGATTTAACATCAGTCAATACACCATCAATCTTACAGTCCATAGAGCCTTTAATACCATCTACTTCTACTTGCTTCTGTTCGTGTGTCACATCGTGACCTGCAAGTTTAGTAAGAGCTAGTACCATCTCTTCAATCAAGTGACCATATAGAAACTTGATTCTTGTATGGGGCAATAGTTTCTCACCCTCATAGCCATTATAAGAATACCACAACTGTCTATCTTTCTTACCTATGTTAGACATACGGAGCTTACGTTTATCAAACTCGTGTTCTGTGATATTGTTTCTTAGTATCTCTTTGACATTCTCACCGAAGTCATTGATTACTTGTTCGACAGGTACACCTTCAGGGATTTCCTTGGTGTCAATCATACGATATATGTCGCTTACTAGATTATCTGTACTCATTGTACTTTCTCCGTTTGTAAAGCTGTTTCGATTATTAAATGTTTTTTAATTAAATAGGCTTTCTTGTAATAAGGGTCTCCTCGACCTTTAAAACAAGCTACTGTTAAGTTATTATTTTTAATCACCTTATGTAATAGTTTTGGTGTTGTTGTAATAATTTCTTTTCCAGTATGAAATACCCACCTATATGCTTTAGTTGTCATTAAAGCAGAAGGCTTGTCGTTATACTCAATCTCAACAACTATGTTACCAGTTTTCTGAGACATAGGGTCGTATTTAACTTCAACACCTTTATCTTCTGAAGGAATATAAATATCCCACTCTTTACAATAACCATCAACTATATGTGCGTCTGGATATTTTTTAATAATTTTTTTAAGTATTTCCTTCTCTATTCTCTGACCTCTTGCAAGGTCTTGTTTAAAAGAACTTTTTAATGTGTCTGTTGCCACGTTTCACCTACCTTGTATTCACCGTCCAAAGGACAGTTTAGTTTAAAAGATTTACCTGCTTGTACGATAGACCCTACCGCTAGACCACCGAAGAAATCTGCTTGGTCTTCTCTGACCTCACATTGAAATTCATCGTGTACGTTCAAAACAAACTTATAATCTATATTGTATTGCTTTGCATACTGGTCTAGTAATACCAACGCTTTCTTCATAATCACCGCACCTGCACTCTGTAGTAGAGTGTTTAGTGCTGAGTGTTGTGAGCGTATGTGTAGCTTACGTCCATCTAATCCAGTAACCCAACCCTTACCGCTTGATTGAGTAACTTTCTCTCGCAGTTGTTTTAGTGCGGGAGTATTATCAAGAAAGTTCTTCTTAAGTATACGACCACGCTTAGCACCACCTCCTGCT